CAAGGTGCTATGAACCTGGCGACTTTAGCCAGCGCTACGGCACTGACCGTGCAGGACATGGACGATCTGGAAGCTTTAGGCTTAGGGCTACCGGAGGAACAGCAAATAGAATTCGAGACGGATCACTTTATCCACGAGGGTGTTTATTATCGCACCATCAGGATGCCGGCGGGATCCGTCACGGTGGGCTTACAGATATTGAAACCCTCAACCGTGGTATTCAGCGGCAAGTGCAGGCTGTTTGGGGAAGGCGAGCCGATCAACGTTGATGGCTACCGGGTATTCCCAACGCTGGCCGGGCGCAGGACGATCGTGGTAAGCGAAACAGATACGCACGCGACAATGAGCTATCGCACCGATGCGAAGACTGTCGAAGAAGCGGAAGAAGAATTAACTAAAGAACCGCATAGGCTTGGAAATAGGCGCTATGCACAAAAACGAATTCAAGAAGCGAGGAGCGGATTATGTCAGTTTGGGCAGTAGGTATTGGGGTAGCGGTATCCGCGGCAGCCGCAGGCGTAAGCGCAACTCAAGGCGCAGCGCAGGAAAAGCAGGCCAAGCAGAGTATGGAGCAATCCAAAGCGGCGGCGGACAAAACCGCAGCGCAGGCGGATCAGCAATTTAATCAGCAGAACATGAAGAAGCCGGACACCTCGGCCATTCTATCGGCGGCTCAACAGTCCGGTAAGATGGGCGCTTCTGGCACGATGTTAACAGGTCCCCAAGGCGCAGCGCCGGACCCGACCCAATTAGGCAAAAGCACACTTTTAGGCTCATAACGTGGAAGTCAGACGGGACAAGCTTCTTACCAGGTGGGGCCAGCTCAAGACAGAGCGAGCAACCTGGTGGGTGCACTGGAAAGATATTTCAGACTATCTGCTACCTAGATCCGGCCGGTACTTTGTCCAGGACCGCAACCGCGGGCAAAGGCGCCACAACAACATTTACGACAACACTGGCACCCGCGCGCTTCGCGTACTGGCTGCCGGCATGATGTCGGGCTTAACCAGTCCGGCGCGCCCTTGGTTTAGATTGGCAACGACGGACACGACTTTGATGGAAAACCAAGCCGTCAAGGTATGGTTAGACGATTGCACTAAGCTGATGCTTACGATCTTCGCAAAGTCGAATACCTACCGAGCGCTACACTCGATGTACGAGGAACTCGGCGCCTTTGGCACGGCCGCCTGCATCATCGTCCCCGATTTCAAAAACGTGATTCATCTTTACCCGCTCACCATCGGCGAGTATTGCATAGCTACTGATTGGCAGGGCAACGTAACAACGCTTTATCGTGAATTCCAAAAGACCGTGCATGAGATTGTCACCGAGTTTGGTATCGATAACGTCAAGCCAGCTACGAAAGCGCTCTACGAAACCGGCACACTGGACGCATGGATCTCGATAATCCACGCCATCGAACCGAGGACGGACCGGGATCCTTCGAAGAAAGATTCCAAAAACATGCCTTATCGCTCGGTGTACTTCGAATTGGGATCTGATCCCGGCAAGTATCTGCGCGAAGGCGGCTTCAAAAGCTTTCCAGGCTTATGCCCGCGATGGGCTACAACAGGCGGCGATATTTACGGCAGTTCGCCAGGGCAGGAAGCACTGGGCGATATCAAGCAATTACAACATGAACAACTGCGCAAAGCGCAGGGCATAGACTACAAAACTAATCCACCTTTGCAAGTGCCCACGTCGATGAAGAACCGCGATGTAGAGCGCTTACCTGGCGGGGTAACATATGTCGATCTGGCTGGCGGATCCCAAGGCGTCAAGACGGCTTTCGAGGTTAATATCGATCTGTCACATTTGCTGGAAGATATCCAGGATGTGAGACACAGGATTGAAGGATCGTTCTATGCGGATTTGTTCTTGATGCTGGCAAACCAAACAGACTCACGCATGACTGCAACGGAAGTCGCGGAGCGTCACGAAGAAAAGTTATTAATGCTTGGTCCGGTCCTTGAGCGTTTGCAGAATGAATTGCTCGAACCGCTAATCGATTCGACGTTCGAATATATCATCGATGCCGGCTTAATGCCGCCACCGCCCGAAGAAATGCAAGGCCACAATATCGCGGTCGAGCTGGTTAGTATGCTGGCCCAGGCTCAGCGTGCAGTCGGCACAAACTCGATCGATCGCTTTATTGGCACGGTCGGATCCATTGCCCAGTTCAAACCAGAAGTGCTGGACACTATCGATGGCGACAAGACTGTCGAGATATATGGCGACTCGCTCGGCATAGACCCTCGTATTCTTCTCGCACCGGACAAAGTGCAAGCTATCAGGGCGCAACGTGCCAAAGCGCAGCAACAAGCGCAACAATCCGCAATGATGAACCAGGGCGCGGACACCGCGCAGAAACTCGCCAGTGCAAAGACTAATGAATCCAATGCTTTAACAGACGCAACCCGCGCGTTTAGCGGCTACACATAGGAGATTGCTACCATGCCAAGACTATTATTTTCAACAACCGGGTACACCGTCGGCGCAAAAGAAACGTCCGAATTGGAAGGCGTGCCTGTTACACCAGCAGACGCCACCGCATTGCCTAGTGGTCCTTGCACTGGCATTTATGTCACCGGCGCGGGCAACGTGGCTGGCACCCTGGCCTCCGGCGGTACGTTTGTGCTCACCGGCTTAGGCGCTGGGCAGATCGTCAAGATTAACGCTTCAATCATCGCCGCAACCTCAACCACAGCGACCGGCATCTTCGGGCTGTATCCAGCGGGTAACTTGTAATGGCTACGGTCGCGGGAACTAACACAAACCTGAATAACGCGTTTGACCGTGGGCATCTAACGCAATGGACACCATTAACGTTTAGCGGCCTTGATGCGGGCGCAGCAATGGAGCAATTCGGCGAGGCAGATAGAAGCGTCCAGGTTACCGGCGTGTTTGGGGCGGGCGGTACGGTGCTAATCGAGGGCAGCAACGACGGCACCAATTTCTCGACCTTGAAGGATCATTTGGGTGTAGCGCTTTCGATCACTACCGCGGGGATTTTATCGATCGATCAGATCGTTCGGTATCTCAGGCCTCGCGTTACAGCCGGGGACGGCACGACATCGCTTACCGTTACAGCGTTATCTCGGAGGGTAGCACCATGAGTATGATTGACATAGCCACACACGTTAAAACGCTCGGCGCGCAGTATGCCGCGGTCATCGCTTTGGCGGAAACCATCGAGTCGATCGGATCCATTGAGCAAGCAACCGCGGAATCAACCGCGGCCGCGATCAAGGCTACGGACGCAAGAGTCGCAGCCGTTGAAGAATTGGCAAAGGTTAACGCCTTAGTGGAAAGCGCGAAGGAAGCGCTTTTACAAGCCGAGCAGAAAGCTGCCGATATTATCAGCGAGGCGACAATGACCGCGGCGGGCGTTAAGCAATCCGCGCAAGAAGATGCCGACGCAATGCTAGGGGAAGCACGCGACAACCTGTTCGCTTTGGATGCGGAATTCAGAGCCTTAACTGCGAACGTGGCGGCACTAAGATCCGACATTAGCGACAAGCAAAAAGAATTCGACGGCTTGGTTCAAAGCATCACGGATGCTAAAGCCGAAGCCATAGCTAAGTTAAGCTGATATGGCTGCCGGGTATGTAGTCTCACTTCGCAACGCTCAGCTTGACGTTATTACTACGGCGGTCGGGAGTGCGGGCAAATTGCAAATATATGACGGTACACGCCCGGCAACTGGCGGAACCGCGACTAATAAGCTGGCGGAATTTACGCTTGGCACCCCCTTCGCGGCAGCCGCGGCAGCGGCAGCGCTAAGTCCGAACTTACCGGCTAACGCTACCGGGCTTCTTGCCGGTACGGCAACGTGGTTTAGGATCGTAACCAGTGCGGCCGCGTTTGTCATTGATGGCTCGGCGGGCACCAGTGGGACAGACTTGATTCTTAACACGGCAACGATCTCGGTCGGCGTCGCGGTAAGCGTAACAGGATTCACTATAAGCAGAGGCAACCCATAATGGCGGCCAAAACAGATCAAGTTATCATCCTACCCACAGACTCCGGCAACACAGGTAAGAAGATACGCACGAAGGAAAGCACAGTCGGAGCAAACACAGTTGAAGAATACTACTTTATACCAAGCACTGAAAGATCAATGCTTGGCAACTACAAGTATTCCTCCGGCGCACAGGCAATCCCAACGGCTGCCCATACGGGCACGACAACGGGCTTTCTATACCTAACCAATCCAGCTGCCTCAACGGCAACCGTATCGCTCGACAGGACTACGCTAAAGCAAAACTTTAGCACGACTTTAGCCGTCGACTTAATTGCACCGATAATTAACGTAAGCAGGTTTACATTTACAGGAACGCTGTCAGCCGCAGCGATTACGCCAGCAAAGCGTAGGACCGCAGATGCAGCTAACCAAGGCTTAATGTCTTTGGCTATGACAGGGCTTACTATCACGCTTGGCGCTGTTGTCTATACGTTCATTGGACAGACGATGGACCTAGTAACGGGCGGCGCGGGCCACTGGTCAGCACAGACAGACGAATGGAACCCGATGAGTGACGATGACGAGATTGTTCTGGTGCCAGGCGAGGGTTTAGTCTGGTGGTCATCGCTTGCCGTTACAACTGCAAACCGTAAACTTGCTATTAACGGCGCATGGAAAGAGTGGAACTAATAATTTAAGGGGGAAGTATGGCATTGGTCATCATTGATGGCGTCATCGCCAATGATGCCTTTGCCGCCCCAGCAACGGCAAATACGTTTGTTCTCCAGGATGGCTTAGAGCATAGCCAGTTTGCAGCAGGAAGATCCGCCACAGCGCAGCCAGTTGATGCAGTATTAGGGCTAACGACGTGGTCGGCAGCGGTCGGCGGAAGCGTTACCGGCGCGATCACATGGACGGAAGCGAACGACGCCATAAGCGTAACAGGCTCGGTACGTGTAAGTTCAGCTCTAGCGTGGACGGAAGCGAACGACACCCTAAGCGTAACAGGCTCGGTACGTGTAAGTTCAGCTCTAGCGTGGACGGAGGCCGACGACATTTGGATTTTAACCGGGCAGTTAAAGGCATTAGGCACGCTTGCATGGACCGAGGATAGCGACACTATCCTGATTAACAGCTCGGTAAGCGTTAACGCTATCGCCAGTTGGACAGAGGCAAGTGACGTGTTCAGTCTAAACAGCAACGTTACCGTACAAGGAGCACTTAACTGGACAGAAGCGGATGATACTTTAAGCATATCCGGCAATGTGTCTGTTAGCGGGTTAATAACCTGGGCAGAGCCGGGCGACGCGATAAGCATAGCGGTATTCGTCGCCGATCCAACGATAGCCACGATATTGATTACAGAAGACAACGATCTATGGAGCATAACCGCGGGCCTTCCGGTTGACGCTTCAATAGGCGACTGGTCAGCAATTAGCCGCAGGCGCGGAAGCAGATAACATAACGCTTTAATAGGAGTATGCAAGATGTCGAGAAAAATAGGTAATTCCCCGTTTCTGTATCAAGAAGACGGATCGAAGATTGTCGGCGTGTTTAATCCAGATGGCTCAGAGTCTAGCATCGGCACGTCGGTGGTGTACGACGCTAATGGAAATGTTACAGGAATATCAAGTGGTAGTAGTACTATAAAAGTAGGAAGTAACCTTGTTAATACTTATACAAAACTATGGATGCCCTATGCTGGAACATGGACGACTGACGGAACACCAGTAGCTACTGGAACAGTTCCTACAGGCCACTTATATGCTGTAGGCGATAAGTTAGTTGTTCCTGCAAACGCTAACGGAGCAAGCCTATCAGCGGGAAGCTGGGCGGCGAATGTTACAAGCTACACAACAGCCAGCGCACACGGACTATGGGTTGGAGCTACTGTAACCATAGCGGGAGCTAATCCTTCTGGATATAACGGCTCCTATGTAGTTTTAGCTGGTGGATTTACTACAACCGCTTTTACGGTAACGCAGTTAGTCAATCCCGGAGTTTGGATTTCTGGTGGGACTATAAATCTAGGGACTGTGGCTACATCAGGAACAATTATCCCTGCCGGAACGTACACCATAACTGCATCAGCAACACCAAATTTCTCCATCACTAGAGATAATTCTCCCGGAGTAAATCTGACAGCTGGCACTGGGCTATTTGATGGCATTACTCAAATGGAGGTATTTAGGTACACTGTAGCTGGTGGACTTATGGGGATAAACGATCATATTACAGGGAAAGCATTTGGCTATTATGGAGCTGGCAGCGCAGCAAGTAAGATAATTAGAGTTCTAGCCAGTGGCAATGCACTTTGTAACTTCAGTGTTATTTCAGCTGGTGTGCTTATGGGAGAAGTTCCATTTGGTATGAGAAATAGAGGTGCTGCTAATTCCCAACTATACGCCCAGTACTTCTACCTAAGTCAGTATGCCACGAACCTTGGCGGCTCGGGGGGACTTTTATCTATAAATACTGCCAATAGCTTTGACATGACAGTTACTTTACAAAAAGCAACGGGGACTGATGCGCTTGCTCTATGGGCGTTAAGAATGGACTTGGAGCGTATGTGATGAATTTTAACGCCCCGGCACCAGTTGAAGGAGTTCTATTTACCGGAAGCCGCCTATTAAGTGCGGCAGATGTAACTTTATCAAACTGGTACTACCATATTGATCCTGCAAATTCAATCAACCCAGATAGCAATACTTACTCAATAAACCGATATTGCATAATACCTCCATCTGTTGTTCCTACTTG